GATCTGTTTATCTCTCTGATTTCATTTAGTTCGGTATCTGTTAAGTCTGTTCGATTTTCAACCTCAATATTTAGTGCTTCAATTGTTATGGCAGAATCATACTTTACAATGAATGAGGTTATCTCTTCAAATATAACTTTCTCTTTTCTTTCTTCAAAGTAATCAGGTTCGATAAAAGGTATTACCTTTCGTGAATACTCTTCATTAAATATGAGATTCCGAAGAATCGTTAATTCAATTCGTTCCATATGAGAATATGTTCTTTGAAATTTCGTCTAACTTACTCATGACCTCTTCTGTGAAGTATTTTTCTGGTTCTGTATATATTTGTTTTGCATATATTTTCTTTCCATCTATCTCATATCGACCACCAACATTCTTCCACATACCACCAATCTCTCCTAAATCAAGAAGACCATAGTATCTATCAAGACCTCTTTCATCATAGTAGAGTCTTATTTCGACTTGTTGGTTTTCTTTTGAGAGTCTGGATTTAATCGTCTTAGCTTTAATAATGTTTCCAACAACTTCTGTCTTATCCTTTTCCTTTTTCTTTGAGAGATAAATGATTGTAGACGAGGCATATTTGAGGCCACTGCCTCCTCCCATTTCTTTAGTTGGGACATAAGATCCGATAACATCGTAGGTATGATTAGTAACAATAAGTGGAATATTTGCTTGACCAAGTTTAAGTGTAAGCATACGGAATGCTCCCTTCACAAGTTGTGATTTGGTCATATCACGGACTTGTTTATCATCCAAGGTATCTCTTATCTCTTTCTCTGTTGAGAGCATACCTAAAGAGTCTAACACAAACATACAAGGTTTGCGTTCGGTCAAATCTTTCTTTAAGTATATATCAACTGCTTTGAGTGCCTTACTTCGGAACTCTTCTATTGTAACGACATTGACAACAACAAGTCTGTTTTGATCAATTCCACGAGATGCAAGTAATCCCTTGGTGATTGCAGCTTCAGTATCAAAATAGAGGCAATACCCATCAGGGTTAGTATCCAAAAAGTTTTTGACAACAGCCAAGGAAAAATAAGTCTTTCCAGTAGAGCTTTCACCAGCGATGGCAGTAATCTTATTAGAAGATACACCACCATGAATGGAACCGCTAACAAGCGAATTGAAGATATGACTTCCTGTATCAATGAATCTTTCTGTTTCATCTATGTCTGCTGCGACTTTTGTAAAATCATCACCAATTTCTTTTACTATTTCTTTTAAAAAATCCATAATTATTTTTCAGGTTTGTGATAAACTTCAACGTATGCTTCGCATTTTGGGCAGGTAAATGTTGAGTAGAAATCATATTCAGACTCCTCTCCATCATTTATATCTTCCATATCAAAATCTGCTCCCCATATGAGTTCAGTGCCACAGTGCCAACAATTCATTTTATTTTTATTATACTATTTTTATTTTATTTCGTCAAGGTCAAATAACAAATCCCTTCTCACGTAATATTTTTTTATAAGGTCCGCCAGGATTATTATCTCTGACTTTTTTCACTTCTTTCAATAGATGATACAATCTTGCATCTCCTCCAAGAGAAAGAGCATTTACGATTGTTTCTAAATCGTTATCATTAATAGGTAAATCCATTAGGAAAAAAATAGTTCTAAGTTTACAGTTTTTTCAACATTCCACCCGATTGCATCTAGTATTGCTTTGAGTGGTTCGACAAAACTTTTATCGAATTGTAAATCGTAATCAACATACTTCTCAAGTCCAAGTTCTCTTGGAAAGTCTTGAATGAATGATATTACATTCTCTTGAATAACATTTGGTTTTTTCAGATAGAGAAACTTTACTTTCTCTCCATTACTGATAAGTGAGTATTTATTGTCTAGTTTTTTTGTTTTAATATAGTGATTAAACAATAATGCACCCCGTATATGTATAGGAGTTCCCTTTGCATAAATTGTAGAAATTGCTTTATACTTCTGAACATTAGATGCAGTGCGAGGAAATGCTATCTCTTCTGGTGGTAGTTTTCGGAATTGTTTTCGAGACTCATCAATAAAATCTATCACATCTTCTTCTGTTCCATTCATCATTAACTTAAGTGCGTTTTTAATAAGTAAACGACAAGGTGCAGGAGTTGATGATTTAACTGCTTCAATACCCATCATCTTGAGTTTGGGTTCTTCATATCTCACACCTTCACTATCCCACACGTTTAGAATATATCTTTTCTTTGCTGTCCAGATGCCACGGTCTGCGATATTCTCTCGCTTCATAAACATCTTTTGGTCGTAAGCATTTACGTAGTTCGCCAACGTTTCATAAGAACTCGTAATATACTTTTCAAGTTCCATCTCACAGATCTTATTAAGGAACGACACAATGCTTTCATTAGTCGTCTCTCTCCCTTTGTATACAGTTTCAACCAAAGGACCCAAATTAAGATAGATGGAATCAGTATCGCTGGCAATAACATAGTCTTCATTCTCCGTTTTTAAAATTTTGTTTAGATACTTGTTCATACGGTTTTCTATCCAACGAATAGAAACCTGACCAGATAGTGTAATAGCTCTGCGTTGGCAAGTTTATAATAGCGAAAATATTGATTACCAATAGCACCATAAGCAGAGTTAAGGGAAATCTTCTTTGCCATCTGAATGTTATTACATCTTGCAATTTCTTTTTCAAGATTTTTTGTTGGGGTCTTTTCATACTTCTTCTTTGCAGTAATCATTCGCTTTTTGAAGATGACTCTTTCATTGTACATCTTCTCCATCAGTTCTGGTAAGAACCCACGAACATCCTTACGATACATTGCACCATTTGCACAGACAGCATTATCTTTATACATTTCAAATGTTATATCTTCAGAAAGTATTTTATCAACAGTAACAGATGGATGTCTTGTATCTAGTAAAGTCTCTGGAGAAATATTATATTGCATTATCAAATGTGGATATAGACTATTCAAGTCAAAAGATACCACCCAATCATATTTGCCAGGTATTGGTTCTTTAACATATGCACCTGCATACTTATCGGACTTATCTGAGCGATTCTTTGGTGGTATAACAATGTTTCTTCTTTTAAGATAGTTGTAAATTATTGTATCCCACATTCTTACCTGATAGAATACATCTTCATAGTTAACTTTTGCATCGTATGCCATCGTCAAGGCAAGTTCAATCAACTTCATCTTATCCTCAAGACGGTCAACAAGTTCTACGTCAATGATGTTGTATTCTACAAACTTCTGCCAACCTTTTGTATAGAAGTCTTTAAATGTATCAAACTCTGAGTGGTCAAGTTTCTTTTGTCCAAGTTCAACACTTGCAATATAATCTAATCGATATGACTCTTGTGCTTTGTAAGTAAACTTCTTATACAAGTCAAGATAGTCCAACTGTGATACTCCACCAATATCATATGAAATATGTTTACGACCTGCGATAAATGTTTCTTCTTCAGTTACTAGACCCCAAGGTGACATTCTCTTCTTCAGTTTCTCACCAAGTATTCTGTCAATACGACGACAAAGGTATGGAATATCATACAACTTACTGTTCCAACCAGTAATAACTTCTGGTGTATTATCCTCAATCATCCACCAGTTGATAAAATCAGTAAGTAGTTCATACTCTGTTTTATATGATTTGTATATTACATTCTCTTGCTTATTATTAAATGCACCAAGACCCCAAGTACGAATTTGTTTTGTTGTATAATCTTGTAAAGTAATTAATAGTATTTCTTCTGCACAAGATTCTACATCAGGGAATCCAAGTTCAGATTTAACCTCAATATCAATCGTGGTTAATTTAATTTGTTCAATATCAAACTTTAATTCTGTTTCTGGGTATTTGTCAGAAATATATTGATAGATAAATCTTTCATTCCCATAAACATTAAAGTTCTCTACTTCATTATACTTCTTGATAAACTCACGACAATCTCTTACTGTGCCAGGTTCAATCGGTTCAACAGGCAAACCATCAAGTGTTTTATATTTTGTCTTTCTCTTTGAATCTACAAATAGTGTAGGGTAAAACTTTTCACGAGCAGCAAAGTGTTTTCCATCTTCATATCCACGAACCAAGAAATTATCTCCGACCATTTGGACGTTGGTATAAAATCTCATTACGCAGTTAGTTCAGTATATTTGTCTATAATTGTACCAGTTGGGTCTGCAATCGTCAATATATTTTCTGACCTTATCATAAATTCTGTTTGATTTGTAATATCTGATTTCCAAGGAACCATATCATCAATACTATTGTAGACATATGGTTTAATTAGTTTACAATTAGGATCTCCTAATTGAGCATCTACCTCTACAATCTCTGAGATCAAAGTACAGTGAGCATTTAACATTACACATTTAATCATCTTCCTCTTCTTCCTCCATTTCAAAACTCTTTAATTTATCTAGGTATAATTGAGTTA